GGGAATACGAAGCTGAACGAAACCAGTACGAACGCAGTAAGAATTGACTGAACGAGGCTCATATTCGACGATTGTTTCGCACCTCAAGGCTGAGCTTGCCGAGGAGGTGCCCGATCCGCGCGATGTCGATAAGCTCGCGGCCCATCGCGCGAAGATCAAGCGATCCGCGCTGGTAGCGCGTCGGCTGGTGGAGCTGATCGAGCAGTACGAGGACCCGGGTGTGGCCTTGCGGGCGATCCAGACCGCTATGGATCGGATTGATGGCCCGGTCGTGCGCGAGGCGCGCGTGCAACCCATGGCCCCGATCGAGATCACACTGAACGACCGCGCGGGCGAGGTCCCGCCGGAGATGCCGAAGGGTGGATAAGAGGCGCGTGGGGCGCCGGGAGGTGGGGTGATGGATAGTCGAGAGCACGGCCGGGAGCCCGATTCCGAGCTGGTTACAGGTGCAGACAGCGCCCGGATGTTGGCGGATCACGGCCAAACCTGCGAGGGGGTGAGAGGCCCCCAATACACGCTCGTCCTGGAGACGGAGAACGTGCGGTTGTGGTGGAGCGAGGCGGAGCAGGCTGCGCGGGTCTGCGTTGGCGCCTCCGAGGGGGTGTACCAGGCTGGCTTTGCACACCCCCTTGCGGGATTGGGCTGGATCCACATCGCCCGCGACCTCTACGCGGAGCGGGAGACGCTGCACTCGAAGGAACACATCGCGGTCCCTGCCGTGACGAAGACGCGCGAGACCGCGCGAGCATGGGCGGCGCGTCAAGGGATCGCACTTCCGAGCGAAGAGGAACAACAGCGCGCAATCGACCGCGAGACGGGTGTGAGGACCGTGACCGACGCCGGGCGCGCGGCCCCCGATCTTCGATCCCTGCCGATCGTGGAAGACGCACTCGACATGCAGCGCCGCGCCGAGCTCGCGGGTTCGAGCCCGGCCGCCCCCCCCTGGCACGACCTGATCGGCGGTCTGCGGTATCACGCCATCGCGCGGGCGGTCCTAAAGGCGCTGCGCGAGTGCGGCGTGGCCTACGACGCTCGGGTTGTGGAGGCTGTTGCCATAGCGATCCAGGGGGCGGTGGAGGGCGAGCGATGATCCGTAGCGAGGCAATCCGGCTGCGCGGAGGCCCGCTCGACTGGATCCCGAGCTTCCGACAGGGCGGGTGGACGCTGACCGGGGAGGGCGCGACCCTGCCAGCCGGTGAGCGGTTCTACACGGTCTATCGGCGCCTCTACCCCGACAGCCCCGTGTTCGAGTACGACCGCGAGGAGGCGGTGGAGGACTGGGATGGGTAGCGCGCGCTACTGGGACGGCGATCGGTTCGCGCACGACAAGGAGACCGTGAGCACCAATTACTGCTCCCACCACTCCGATCTGCGGCCGGTGGGGCTGCCGAGCGATGGCGGAGGGGGCATCCCGGGCGCGTGACCATCGCACCCCCTGACCCCATCCGCTTCGCCGCCGAAGGCCCCGCGGCCCAGCTCTTCCGCTGGATCGGGGGCGACCCGATGCCGCCGATGGAGGTGCTCGTCGAGGGCCCCGCCGGCACCGGCAAGACGCGCACGATCGCGGAGTGGGTGCGGATGGTGCAGATCCGGTATCCCGACTCGAAGGGCCTGCTCGTCCGCAAGACCAGGGTGTCGCTGAACGACTCGGTTCTGCCCATCTACGAGGACGAGGTGTGGGGCGCGGATCACCCGATGATCCTCGGCGGCCCGAAGCGCAAGAGCCGCGACAGCTACGAGTGGCCCGGGCTCGGCACCGTGATCCTCGGGGGCATCGACAACCCGACCAAGCTGTTCTCCACGCAGTACGACTGGGTGTGGGTGAACGAGGCCCAAGAGCTGACCCAGGAGGACTGGGAGTCGTTCCACCGCGCGCTGCGTCGGCCGTTCTCGTCGGTGCCGTGGACGCTGCTCGTGGGCGACGTGAACCCGGAGGCTGAGACTCACCACCTCAACGTGCGGTTCAACCGCATGGAGGGCACGACCGACGAGCTGACCGGGCTGATCCGCGGGCAGCGCATCGTGACGCGGCTGCACCACAACCCGGTGATGTTCGATCCCGCCACGCGCGAGTGGACCCAGGCTGGCAAGCAGTTCATCGCGCGGCAGATCGGGGGGTTGACGGGGGTCAGGTACAAGCGCCTCTACGAAGGCCAGTGGGTCTCGGCCGAGGGGCAGGTCTGGGCGAACTGGGATCCGGCCGTCCACCTGATTACGGGCACCGTTACGGTGGACGACCACGGCCGGCGGATGCTGACGGTCGTGGGCTGGGAGCACCCGATCCACCTGCGCTGGTTCGCTGGCGCGTACGACTACGGTTACGACGCCCCGGGCTGCTTCCAGGTGTGGGGGTTCGACGGCGACGGGCGCGCGTACCGGGTCGCGGAGGTCTACCGGCGCCGCTGGGACACCGAGCAGTGGTCGGACGCGGTGGTGGGGCTGAACGAGACGTACCCCATGCGGGCGATCATCTCGGACCACGACCCGGCGTTCATCTCGCACATCAACAACCGGCTCTCCTCGATCGGGGGCCGAGACGTGGGCGCGATCGCCCGCGAGGCGAACAAGCACCGCGGCAAGGGAGCCGAGAAGGCGGGCATTGAGCGCGTGCGGATCCGCCTGAACCCGGCCGGCGACGGGCGCCCCAGGCTGTTCGTGCTTCGGGACGCCTTCCCGCTCGGGATCGACCAGGAACTCCGCGCGGACGGCAAGCCGGTCTGCTTGGAGGAGGAGATCCCGGCCTACGTGTACCCGGTGACCGAATCCGGGAAGCCGATCAAGGACGAGCCCGACCCCGGCTGCGCGGACCACGCCTGCGACACCACCCGCTACCTGATGGACTGGGCCGAGGTCCGGGACAAATCCAAGGACCCCCCGGAGCCTATCTTCCCGGCAGGTTCCGTAAACCACCTCCTGGGCCTGGAGGAGCAGTGGCGAAAGATGGGGTGGAAAAGACCTCCGGGGAGTAGTAAGTAGGGACCCAGATGGACCTCCGAACCGACGACGTGTGGGGCGAAATCCGCAGGGCCGAGGACTGGCGGAAGAAGGGCCTCGCGCGGATGGAGGAGTTGATCCGCGACATCCACGGTCCGGCCTACGAGGAGCGGCAGACCGCCCGGTATCGGCCCGAGAACGTCGGGTTCGAGTACCTGTCGTTGATGCTGCCCCAGATCGCGTACTCGCGCCCAGACGTGGTGCTGGGCACGACGAACATGGAGGCCGAGAACGACTCGATCGCGCTGGAGGGCGCGGTGAACCGGTGGGCTGCGGAGGCCAAGCTGGTTCGGCTCACCGAGCGCGTGGGCGTGGACTTCCTGCTCAACTGGGGCGGCACGGTGACCGAGCCGGTGGCCCGTCCCGGGTCCACGAAGGACCGGCCGCGGTACTGGCCCCAGGTGTACCACCTCTCGCAGAAGGAGTGGGGCTGGGACCCGAAGGCCAAGAGCTGGGAGGACCGGCTGTATTCGTTCCATGTGGTCATCACCGACCACGACAAGCTCATCGAGCGGGCGCGGCGTGACCGCGAGCTGCCGCCCGACCAGCGTGAAGGCTGGGACCTCGAAGCGATCGAGCGGATGCAGCATGGCGCGGGCGTCAGCGAGATCCGCCACGGTGACGACGATGGCAGCACGTCCGGGGTGCGCCGCGAGGTCGTGTACTACGTCTTCCACGCGGTCGATGCGAAGATCGACGAGAAGAACACCGAGGAGGACGGGTTCTCGGGCGCGGTCTGCACGCTCGCGTACGGAGCGGACGGCGAGGAGCCGATGAAGATCCGCGACGACTTCGACTGGTACGGGCCGGTCTCGGGGCCGCACCAGTTGTTCGGGATGTACACGATCCCGCTGAAGTCGCGCCCGCTGACCGCCCTGACTGCGACGTACCAGCAGCAGGAGGAGTACAACATGGTCTCCCGGGCGAACGACGAGTCCGGGCGCAAGTACAAGCGGGTCATCGCGTCCGAGGACGCGGACTTCGTGCAGTTGCTCAAGGAGTCGAGCCACGACTTCGCGTACCACGTTCCGGGGCTGACCGAGAAGCGGTGGGCGCAGATGGAGATCGCCGGCCTCACCGACCAGATGTTGACGCAGGAGATGCGTCTGCGCGATCAGGTGGACCGGAACCTGGGGATCACCGACGCGCAGCGCGGCAACCTGTCGGGGGACGCGACGGCCACCGAGAACGCGATCGCCAACGCGGCGAGCAACTCGCGGCAGGGATACGTCGTCAAGAAGTTCCGCGAGGCGTGGGAGTCGAACCTGGAGAAAGTGCTCTGGTACTTCCACAACGACGACCGGATGTATCAGGTGCTCGGCCCCGAGACGAAGCGGCGGCTCGGCGTGCCCCCGCAGGCGCAGGTAGCGATCCAGGGCGGTGGCTGGAAGACGCGGTTCGAGGACCTCGAACTCACCATCTCGATCAACTCGATGGGGCGTCGGACCCGCGAGCAGAAGCAGGCCGAGGCGATGCAGTTCTTGCAGGGGCTCTCGATGATCGGGCAGCTCGCCATGACGAACCCGGCGGTGGACTTCCAGGACTTGCTCCCGATCCTCGACGAAGAACTGGAGCAGCCGTTCACGAAGACGTGCGATGTGCAGGTGCTCACGCTGCTCCAGATGATGGCGACCCAGGGGATGATCCAGCAGCCGCCGCAGGGCGAGCCCGACATCCAGCCGCGCATGGGCGTGACGATGGGGCAGACGCGATCGGACACGCCGCGCACGATGAAGCCGCAGGACTCGGCACCGGACGGGCTGGGGTCGAGTGCGACGCAGGTGCGGATGCAGGGGGCGGGGGCGTGATGCGCTGGCAGTGGCGGTGCTTCGATTTCCCGACGCCTCGGTTGGAACTCTACCGGGGCGGTGCGTTTGCGATGTCAGGGATGGATGACACGGGCCGCCGAACGGTGGCGATGACGCTGCGGCGGCTGCGCCAGGCTGTGCTGGGGGTGCTGAGGGGTGTCGCGTGATCTACCAATTCCGCAACTCCTCCGGCGACCTGATCGAGCGCGACTACCCCATGAGTGCCGCGCCCCCGGTCGGTGCTCGCGTGACGGTGGACAGGGTGCCCTACTTCCGGGTGCCGTCCCTGTTCCGCACGACGGCGAACCACCGCAGGACGGGGGCGTTCGCGTCCCACTCCCTGCCCCTGAACCACCCCGACGCCCCCGCCCTTGACTCCGAGGGCCGGGCGTGCTTCAAAAACAAGCAGGAAGCCCGGGATTTCGGCAAGCGGATCTCGGAAAACGATGAACACGGACAGTACGTCTACGATGACTGACGACGAGCCCGACCTCGCGTGGCTCGCAGAGCACGACCCGCTCGACGACGACGGCGAGAGCGATCCCGGCGAGCAGCCGGAGAGC